GCCAGTTCACGAGGTAAAGCTCCACAGCCGCGCCATCGTAGTAGCCGGCTTCGATGTCCGCATCGCTGATGCTGTCGGAAGTCAGCACGCCTTCGATCTGCGAGCTGTCCACCGAAAGATCGGCGGCCTCCTCGATGTCGCTGGCCTGCACCGCGGCGGAGGGTTCGTAGGTCACGCCGCCGAACGCCAGCCGCCGGTCGTGGTCGGTGAAGCCGAGCGCGAACCCGTCGCGCCTTCGCAGAAGCCAACACCGGCACAAGGTTGTCGCCTCGCCGGCCAGATGGTCCCGCAAGGATTCGGGAATGGATCTCATGCGAGCACCTCGAGGATCGGGATCGACGGGATCTGGCCCGCGCGAAACCCCACGATGTCCGTTCGCAGCTCGTCCGTGTCGAACCTGGCCGGCACATCGAAACGAAATCCGGCCGTTACGGACTGACCCGCCAGCGGAACGGCGCCGGGGAGGAAGGCTACGATTCCGGCTGCGTGGTCGACGGTGAAGTCGCCTGGCTCCAGCTCCGCGCCGTCCACCGCCACCCTTACTGAACCGGAAACCGGCTTCAGGATCGGCCTGGGCGGCAGGCCCGCCGCCGCATTGACCTGCTTGACCAGCTGGAAGGCCGCCGTAGCCCCGTCCCCTGCGCCCAGATACTGGTCGAACGGCGATGGATCCTGCGACGGAGCGCAGGACCGGTGGTCCAGGGGATCCCTGAAGCGAAAGGCGAACAGCCGTCCCGCCCGCGCCTCGAAAAATCCCATCACCTCGTGCAGGTCATCCAGCGTCTTCACGCCCGTGCCGGCATCGTAACGTCGTCGCGAATGCGCCCATCGCTGGTTTCGCTGCTCGCGGCCGGACGCGAGCGCCACGACCTCGGTGCGGCGGACGGGTCCTCCGCCAGCGCCGGCGGCGATGCGAAGCGGGAACGTCTCGTCGTGAAAGGATGCGATCGGCATCGAAGCCTCACTTCCTGCTGGCGCCGGCGGAAATCAGCCTGGCCAGTCCCTGGCCGAGCTGGGTGCTCGACTTGCCCGCCGCCGAGACGGCGCTCCCCCATGCGGAAACCTTGCCGCCGCCAATCCCGCCGGAAAGCAGCGACCCGATCAGGCCGTCGACAGGCTGCAACGCCCGGTCAAGCGCCAGGTTGGAAAGCCGAAGCGCAACCGCCCGAAGCGCGTCATCAAGGTCGCGCCCCGCGAGTGCGGCCCTCCGCATGGAGGCGGCGAAACTTTCCGCGAAACTGTCGGCGTCGCGGGCAATCGCGGCAAAGGCGGCTTCCACGCCGGACGTGTCGGCATCGATCCTGATTGTGCGGCTGTCATTGTCGGTCATCGTTTCAAGCCTCCTTGCGATCCGGGAACATCGCGGCAAGTGCGTCGAGCTCAGGCCCGTCGGGCAAGTCGCCGGCAGGCGCGTGCGCGGTGAACAGCGCCACAAATTCCGGCAGGCTCATCCGCCAGAATTCCGAAGGGGCAATCCCAGCGTGTCGAACCGCGACTGCAAAAGCGTAAGGAATGTCGGCGCGCACCCGCCCGCCTTGCGGCCGCTCGCCTGGGCCGGCCGGCTTGCCGAAAGCGCTTTCCGCCAGCGCCCTCGCGGCCAGGGCGATTTCACTTGCGGTCGCAGACCCCAGTACGGCCTCGCCATCAGCGCCGAGCCCGGCCGCCACGATGACCTTCGCCACGAGAGGATCGCCGGCCGATTTGCCGACGCGCCGCCCGAGGTCGCGCAGGTCGCGGGAGCCAAGAGCATCCTGGAGCCTTGCCAGCGCGTCCATCGTGAGCCGCAAGGTGTGCTTCCGGCCCCCGAGCGGCGCGACGATCTCACCGCGAAACCGGTTCGCCATCACGCTACCGCAAAACTGATCGCGCCGGCCGATTCGAGCGTCATGTCGAAGGCAAGCTCGCCCTCGAAAGCCCCGCGATACTCGAGCGAAACGATCTGGAACGGTCCCTCGACGATCCCGAAATCGGGTATCGCGACCTGCCAGGAGGCTGCGCCTCCCCCGAAGAAGGCCGCCCGGACCAGTTCGTCGGCCTGCGCGTCGCGGAATATGCCGCCGCCGGAGATCGTCGCGCGCCTCACACCCGCGTCAGCCAGCAATTCGCGCCAGCGACCTGCCGAACCGGAATCCGTTGCGTCCACCGTCTGCGCATTGAATGCGAGCCGTCTCGCGCGCAGGCCGGCAACGGTCACGAAGCCGCCGCCCGCATCGATCTTCAGCAGGAGATCCCTGCCCCTTTGCGCGGCCATCGCTTCCTCCCGCCGTCATGCTGTTTCGGTCACGGCGCGGTAGCGCACATCGGCGCGGTACCAGCCGGTCTGCGCATCCCGGCCGATCCGCCATGAAACGAATTCGAGGTTTGCCAGGGTGTGAGGAGGCGCAAGCACCGGCTTGGTTTCCAGCGCACGCCGCGCCGCATCGGCCATTGCGATCGCCTGCCTGCGCCCCCGCATCCCCGACCAGAACACGATCTCGAAGGAGTGTTCGTCGGCGCGCGGGTTGGCGCCCTGCGGCGTCAGCGAGGTTGCCGCAATCACGCAGAAGGGCGGCTCCGCCGCGCGTGGCGGGTCGTCATGGATGCGTCCCGCCCCCAGCAGCGCGGTCAGCGCCACGTCGCCCAGCAACGTCTCGTAGACGGCCTTCATCAGCGCGTTCGCCGGGTTCATTACGCGACCTCCGTTTCGATAGTCCTGCACACCAGCAACCGGCCGGACCCGTCCGGGTCCCAGACCGTCTCGATCGCGAGCAGCCTCACGCCGAGCCGGAACCGCATGCCGGGCCGCACATCGCCCGCATGGCGGATCGTCACGTCGCGGGTGGAGCGCTGGGCCGGCGAACCGCCGCGTTCCACCACCGTCTCGCCGGCGGGGTCGAGGCGCGCCCAGACCTTGCGGACGAAGGCGAAGCTGGTTTCGTGTCCTCCGGCGCCGTCCGGCGTTTCCACCGGAGCCAGCAATTCGAGGCGAACCTTCAATTCGCCGGGATCGAGAGGCGGTTTCACAGCCGCGCCCTCCTGAACGGGGCCAGCAGCGCCGCAAGACCGCGGGGAACCGTGCCGAACAGCGCATCGTCCGACGCCTGGCCGCGAAACGCATGCCAGTGCGCGGCCAGCACGAGCACTGCGCGCCGCAACTGGTCGGGAACGTCCACGCCCGCCTCGCCATATCCGGCGGTGACGTCGATCTCGATCCCGTTCAGCGCCTGGCCGCTGATCGGCTCCTCGTCGAACACCAGCCGCGGCGGATCGGAATGCCTGTCGGCGGCGACCCCGGAGAGGTCGACCGCAACCGGAGCGCCGGCTTCATCGCGAACCCGCACTGCATCCACCGAGATCAGCGGCCCGAGCGGAATGTCCACCGGCCCGTCAGTCGGCAGCGCGTCGAGGAACACCCGCCATTGCTGCAAGATCAGGCGCTTGCCGGTCGCGCCCTCGACATGGGCAGTCGCCGCCGCCAGCAATCCCGTGATGTAGTCGTCCTCGTCCGGCGTCTCGACGCGCAGATGCGCCTTCGCCTCGGCAAGCGTCACCGGCAACGCCGCCGGCGCAGTGATCAGGACCATCGCCATGAGCGGCTCCAAGCTTGATTTGGGGTGGCGGCCCCGCCGGGAGGAAGCGGGGCCGCCGGGCACGGCCGGCGCGATGAAACCGCGCCGGGCGGAGGGGGAGCGCCTTACGCCGTGCCGAACTTGACCAGCTTGATCGCGTCGAAATCCTGCACCCCGCCGCCGACACGCTTCGTCGTGTAGAACAGCACGTAGGGCTTGGCGGAATACGGGTCGCGCAGCACGCGGATGCCGGCGCGATCCACGACGAGGTAACCGCGCGAGAAGTCGCCGAAGGCGATCGACAGCGAGTTCGCCGCGATGTTCGGCATGTCCTCGGCTTCCGCGATCGGGAAGCCCATCAGCATCGCCTTGTCGCCCGCCGTCGCCGGCGGCTGCCACAGATAATTGCCGTCGGCGTCCTTGAGCTTGCGGATCTCGGCCTGCGTCCTGCGGTTCATCACCCAGTGCGCATTCTGCCGGTATCCCGCCTTCAGCGCGTAGACCGTCTCGATCAGCCGGTCGGACGGGTTCGACGCTGCAAATCCGCCCGACAGGCCCGTGACGACATAGCCGAGACTGCCCCAGCTCCAGGCGGACTCGGCCACGGCCGGATAGTTCAGGAAGCCGCGCGGCTTGTTGACGCCGTCCCCGGCAGTGAACGCTGCGCCCTCCTGCTCGGCAAACACCGTCTCCGTCTCCGAAGCGATCCAGGCGTCGAGGTCGACGGCCGCATCCTCGAGCAGCGCCGGCGTCGCCGCCGGCATGGCGTAGATTTCCATGGTCGGGAACTGCAGTTCGGCCAGTGTCGGCGAGTTCGTCTGCGGCCGCGCCGCCGTTTCAGCAACCCAGCCTGTCGCCAGACCGGTCAGCGCGAACGGCTTCTTGTACAGCGAGGTCGAGATCGTGCGAACCGCGCTGATCGACCGGATCGGCGAGATCAGCGCCAGCCTGCGGCCGATTTCCGCCGCTGTTTCGTCCGGCACCAGAAAGCCGCCGTCGGGATCGGAGCCGTAGCTCATCGCCTTCTGCTCGCGGCGCAGCAGCTCGGTTTCGCGGCCATGCCGCACATAGGCGTGAAACGCCTGCTTGTGCTCGGTGGCCGCCAGCGGAGCGCCCGAAACCGGCGCAGGCCTGCGTCCCTTCAGCACCAGTTCGTCGAGCTTGCGGCGCTGCTGGTCGAGCGCCCGGTCGATCCGGTCCATCTTTTCGGTCGTGACGGGATCGGCGCCGGACTGCTGCTCCAGCTGCGCCAGCCGCTCGTCGTTGGACTGGCGGAAGGCCTCGAAAGTGCGCATGAATTCGTCGAAGGCGACCGCCACGTCGTCGCCGGCCGATTTCGTTTCCGGAGCGGCCACGCCCCGGATTGCTGTCGATTGCATTCGGTTTTCCTCTCGATTTTCAGATTGCCTGTGCGAGCGACCGCGCGGCCTGCCGGATGCGTCCGGCAAGTCCGGCAGCCGCACCGTTTTCATGGCCGGCGGCGTCCCGCTCGCCCGCCAGTTGGGCGTATCCCCTGGCGATCACCGTCAGGGCCTGCGCCCGCGTCAGCCCGGCGTCCCGCACGAGCCAGCGTTCGAATTGCCGCACCGTCGGCAGTTTTCCTGCGGCCTTCACCGCGTCGATGCGCGCGCTCGGCAACATCGGAAAAGTGACGACGGAGATCTCCCAGAGGTCCGCCTCCAGGATGTGCCGCGCTCCGCTTGCCTTCTCCGTACGCGCCCGGATCGTCCGGAAGCCGATCGAAAGTCCGTCGATCGCGCCCGCGCGCATCAGCTCCAGCACTTCGCGCCCGCGCGCAGTCCCCGTGGCGAGCCGTCCCGTGACCCGCAAGCCTTCGGCGTCTTCTGCGATGTGGGTCCACACGCCGATCGGCTCGGCCGGATCGTGCTGCCACAGCATCCGCACCCCGGTCGCGCCGCGCCGGTCGAGGCTGCGGGCGAAAGCGCCGCGCGCCATCACGTCGTTGCCGAGGTCGCGCTCGCCGAACAGGCTCGCATAGCCAGAAAACGCGCCGTCGGGGCGCACGCGTTCCAGCTCCGCGCCGGCGAACTTGGTTTCCCGGCGCGCGGTGACAGGACTTCCCGCCATGTCTTCTCCTATCGTTTGGTGAAGCTGTAGGTCTCGGCGAAGCGGGCGAACGCGCCCAGCGCCCACCAGGCCGCAAGGCTTGTCGCCGCCGCGCCGCACATGGCGATCTCCCCGCCGGAAAGCTGGCCGCCGAGGCCCAGCGCCGCCGACAGCTTGAGCCCCGCCGGGTAGCCGAACACCATGCCGGCGGCGAAGCCGGTGAAGAACCGCAACGCCGCCTCCCGCCTGCCCTTCGGCAGCACATAGGCAAGCGAGATCGCCGCCCCGGAAAGCGCGCCCGCAGCCTTGGCCACGAACGGCCAGACCGTTTCGGCCGGAGGAAAACCGCTCATCGTTCGCCCGCCTTTCAGCTTCTCGCGCCGTAGCCCGCCGCCGCGCGCTTTTCGTCGTCGGTCAGGAACGCCGCCTCGTTAAGCCGCTTCCACAGCGCTTCGCGGTCGGCGGCCAGCGCCTCCACGCCGTCGGCGTCGAAAGCGAGGCGGAAATCCTCGCCCCAATGCGACGCCAGCCATTCGCTCAACGCATCGGCGATCCGGCACGCCAGCGGCAGCACGGTCTGGCGCCACAGCGCCCGGTTCGCCTCCTGGTAGTTCGCGTAGGTAAGGTCGCCCGGGATGCCCAGCAGCATCGGCGGCACGCCGAAGGCGAGCGCGATGTCGCGCGCCGCCCCGTTTCGCGCCTCCATGAAATCCATATCCTTGGGCGAATATCCCATCGCCTTCCAGTCGAGCCCG